CTTCAACGGGCGAGGGGAAACGTGGAACGGATGACACAGAGCCAACTGCTACAAGGAACAAGAGAATACACAAAAAATCTCGTGACCCTGTCCAAGTTGACGGGAGAGAGTGTTGACACATTAAACGAACAGAACATGGCCATGGCCGCAGACGGTGTGTTCCAATCTCAGTTGGCCAAGATGAACGCCGACGATGCACAGACTCTTTCACTGGGTATAAGCCAACTACCAGGCCCATTACAACAGTTGGCAAAGGAATTCGTAGGTCTCGGAGCACCCATAAGTGAGACCAGCAGAGAACTACAGGCCATGTCACAGGGTGCTTTCGGTGACGCAATCAAGGTGTTCCAGAACACAGGAGACATTGTCGCATTCCAGAACTCAATCAAGTCGATATCTGCTGGCGTGATGCAGAGCGGTGAAGCGTTTGGTGATGCCGCACTTGCCGGTGGGGGATTTGGTGAGGCATTGAATGCAGTGGCGGCCGCGATAGGAAATGTTGTGGATCCAGAGATAGTGGAACGTGAGAAAGCGGCTAGGGGCGACAACATCGTTGAACTGGTTGCACTGCGTACCGAAACAGATCGTTTGAAATCTGCTTTCGAGACCACGAGATTTGAAATACTCAGACCATTCGTCTACGATTTTAATGCATTGATCGATGTTGGCGAAGGATTGGGCAACCAATTTGAGAAACTGACCACCATAATGAAGGAACGTCTCACACCTGCCATACAAGGGTTTGGTAAGGCTATAAAAGGCGAAGATGTCAAAGAACCGAAAGCATTCAAAGATTCGGCGGCCAGCATGTTCAGTTCTCCAGACGGTGGATCCATCATAAGCGACTTCGCGGCATCAGAGATGAATTTGGATTTCAACAAAGGTACAAACGGATTCAGGAACTTTGGTGAGGGCACACCTGCCATGCTACACGGCGTGGAGGCGGTGGTCCCCAAGAACGACATAGGACAACTGGCTAATCTACTGGCAGAGGTTGGGGCAACCACTACAAACACAAACACCACGGCAGGTGACACGATCACCAACAACACCACCAACCTTGACATGACGACCCTGAACGCCAACACCGCGGAACTGATAGATTTGAACAAAAAGGTGGCTCAACACTTAAATACGCTTGTAATGATAGGTTCGATGACAGAAAAAAATACCAAAGACACTAAGAATAATCTTGCAAACATGGGCGGAAGTCTAGTATAATAAAGTATGGCTTGGAAAAAATATTTTAAAGACGCAAACATGTCTCCAATCAGTGGAGAGAAGGTACCAAACTTCGCCAAGAGGAACTACAGTTCTTACTTGCCGGATGTGTACACAGGACACCCCAACAGGATACAGAGATACTTCCAGTATGACCAAATGGATTCAGACTCTGAGATCAACGCGGCACTGGACATCCTGGCAGAATTTTCAACACAGAAGAACACAGAGAACGAGACACCGTTTGATCTGGTGTTCAAGGACGAGACCACAGAACACGAAGTGAAACTTCTCAAGAAGGCACTTCAACAATGGACAAAAGCAAACATGTTCAACAAGAGGATCTTCAGGATCTTCAGGAACGCACTGAAATACGGAGACTGTTTCTTCGTGAGGGATCCGGAAACACAGAAATGGTTGTACATAGACAACGCCAAAGTTGACAGGATCGTTGTCAATGAATCAGAGGGCAAGAAACCTGAACAGTATGTGATCAGAGACATCAATCCCAACCTACAGAGATTATCAGCAACACAGATAACGCCTAACCAAACATACGGTGGCGGTGGAACGACTGGTGGCGGAACGGCGGCATATGGTTCAAGTTATGCCAACGCAGGTGCCACAAACAACATGTCAGGATTTGCGGGCGGAAACGCAGGTGGTAGATTCTACAAGACAATGAACGCCTACAACATAAACGCAGAACACGTCATCCATATGTCAATGTCAGATGGCTTAGACAACTTGTTCCCTTTTGGACAGTCTGTGTTAGAGCAAGTGTTCAAAGTTTACAAACAGAAAGAATTATTAGAAGACGCAATCATAATTTACAGGGTACAGAGAGCACCTGAAAGAAGAGTATTCTACATAGACGTGGGTAACATGCCCACACACTTGGCCATGCAGTTCGTTGAGAGAGTTAAAAACGAAATCAACCAAAGAAGAATTCCTAGTGCGTCAGGTGGAGCAAACTTCATAGATGCAACATACAACCCGATGAGTATAAATGAAGATTACTTCTTCCCACAGACAGCAGAGGGTAGAGGATCAAAAGTCGACACATTACCTGGTGGTACCAACCTAGGTGAGATCGATGACTTGAGATTCTTCACTAACAAACTGTTCAGGGGTTTGAGGATTCCAAGTTCTTATCTACCAACAGGTGCCGAAGACGGACAACAACAGTACAATGATGGAAGAGTGGGCACTGCCTACATACAAGAATTGAGATTCAACAAGTATTGTGCGAGATTACAGTCAATGTTGGCGGAAACTTTTGATTCAGAATTCAAACTATGGATCAAAACTAAAGGTTACAACATAGACAATGGAATGTTTGAACTGAAACTTAATCCACCACAGAACTTTGCCCAGTACAGACAGACAGAGATGGACCAAGCAAGGGTGAATACATTTACAGCAGTTGCTGAACTGCCTTACATGTCGAAAAGATTTGCATTGAAGAGGTATCTAGGTCTAACTGAAGAAGAGATGGCCAGAAACGCCGACCTTTGGGCCGAAGAAAACAACGTACCTCAGAAAAAACAGACCAAGAACAATGAATTACGTCAAGGTGGCATAACACAGTCAGGAATTAGCGCAGACCTTGATCAGTTCGAAGAACCAACAGCGGATCCAGACGCACCAGAACCAGGATCACCACAACCAGGTGGACCAGGACAGACCCCAGGCGGACAGACACCGGGCGGCACAGGCGGCGGCGGACAGGTATAAGGATTAAATACGATTATGAAACTGAATGAATTCTTCACATACGGCGCAGACGGCTTCGAACAGGACAAAACTTACGAGCCTGAGCATGATATTTCAATCCTAGATTCAGAAGACACAAGGAAAACAAGATTAACTCTCAAACAGATAAACTCTATGAGACTTGCATCAGAGGCACACGATGCACAGCAGAAGGAAGAAGCAGTATTTGTCCAGAAGATGTACGGACAATCTGCACAAGGCGATAACTTAGAGTTATAATGTCCAACACAGCATTCGTACTAGGCAACGGTGAATCACGTAGGGGGATCGATATCAACGATCTCAAGGAACGCGGCACTGTGTTCGCCTGCAATGGGGTGTACAGGACGCATCAACCCGACTGGTTGATAGCGGTTGATCCAAAGATGATGTTGGAGATCGCAGAGACAGATTATGTCGTACATAATAAAGTGTACAGCAATTTCAACGCACAATATCAAAAACAACAGAAATTACTGGATCACGTGACCTGGGCAAAGCCAAGCCTTGGGTGGTCGAGCGGTCCAACTGCACTTAGACTGGCCTGTGAAAAGCAATTCAAAGAGATATACATACTGGGGTTCGATTATCAGGGACACAACGACGGCTCAAACAAGAACAGATTCAAATTCAACAATGTGTTCAAGGACACAAGGAACTACAAAAAAAGCCAGGACGAGGCCACTTTCTACGGCAACTGGATGAATCAGACCAAACGTGTGTTTGACGATTTCAAGGACGTCAAATTCCACCGTGTGATACCCGAAGGCTGGTTCCAACCCAAAGATCTATACTGGAAGGAAAACTGCAAACACATCACGACAGAGCAATTCCTAGCAAAATTTGACTTGCAGATCAAAATCTAGCAAAAAGACGCCTTTTCTCACCAATTACAGCACCGTTTCTACCGCTTTACAGTAAATACAAACACTTATAAGTACAAATCGACCTAATTAGAAGGAGCACGTGTAAAATGTCAAATAATAAATTTGAGAGTTTATTAGAGTTACTGATAAACGAAGAAAACGATAAAGCGGAGGCTTTATTCCACGAGATCGTAGTTGAAAAATCTAGAGATATCTACGAGAACCTAGCAGACGAAGAAGTTACTGCTGAATCAAAAGACGAAGAAGTTAAAGAAACTGAATCATCTGAAGAAGAGAAAGTAGAAGAAACTACTGAGGGAACCAAAGACGAAGCAGTTGAAGAGGCTTCAGAAGAGTCTAAAGACGAGCAAGTAGACGAAGTTGTTGAGATCGAAGACGAAGCAACTGAATCAGAAACTACCGAAGAGGAATCAATCGAAGAAGTGGGCGGCGACGCAACTGACGAATTGGTTAAAGACATCTCAAGCGAAGAAGAAGGTGAAATGGATGCGGACCACGGCGAAGAAATGCCAGCAGACATGGACGCTGAAAAGGACGCAGAAGGCGATGTTGAAGACAGAGTAGTTGACTTGGAAGACGCTTTAGATGAACTAAAAGCAGAATTCGAAGCAATGATGGGCAAGAAAGACGGTGAAGAAGAGAAAGAAGAAGAATCTCTAGCACCAGAAGTTGCACCAGAGTTAACTCCAGAAGTTGAAATGGAAAGCAAGGAAGCGAAAGAGACTGTGAAAGAGTACAAAAATCCAGTTAAAGCGGACACTGCCGACCATTCAGACAAGTCAGCAAAATCACCAGTTACAGACGCAGGCACAAAAATGGGCCATGGCGGCGCTAACATTGCCAAAGGTGGAGCAGATGAGACGGGAAGACCGGCACCAACTGCACAGAAAATGGCAGGTGACTTTGAGAACACAGGCGGAAAAGCAAAATCTACTTCAATGAAAAAAGAAGTTAAACCTGCTACTGCTGACGGTTCTGACAAATCTGCAAAATCACCAGTTGCTTCTAAGTAATTGTTGATTTAACGGAGAACATCGGATGAGTTCACTATACCTAAGAGAGAATCTAACATTTGATCAGGCCAGAGTGCAGGTCTTACACGAGGGAAAAGACGGTAAGGATTTGTACATGAAGGGCATCTGCATTCAAGGTGGGATCAAGAACGCCAACCAAAGGATCTATCCAGTGCAGGAGATCGCGAAAGCGACCAAAACACTGAACGATCAGATCAGTTCAGGATACTCTGTGTTAGGTGAAGTAGACCACCCCGATGATTTAAAAATTAATTTGGATCGTGTATCACATATGATAACTGAGATGTGGATGGACGGTCCAAATGGATACGGTAAGATGAAAATCCTACCAACACCAATGGGTCAACTTGTCAAAACTATGTTGGAATCAGGTGTAAAACTAGGCGTTTCAAGTAGAGGTTCTGGAAACATGAACGAATACGGAAGCGGTGAAGTTTCAGACTTTGAGATCATCACAGTAGATGTTGTGGCCCAACCTTCGGCACCGGGTGCTTATCCCACGCCAATTTACGAACACCTAATGAACACCAAGGGTGGTAACATGGCAAAGGGTTTGGCGGCTGAAGTTAGAAATGA